ATGCGCGATAAGCACACAGAGATGTCACGAGATTACCAAGAGCAAGAGAAGCTGCTCAAGGACAAGATGGCAAAGATCAAGGGAGCACTACTTGACCATTGCAAGGAACACAATGTTGACAGTGTTCGTACGGGGGAGGGGTTGTTCTTCCGTACAGTTAAGCAGAACTACTGGACGAGCGATTGGGAATCTATGGGCAAGTTTGTCGTAGAACACAACGCTCCAGAGTTGTTAGAGAAGCGGCTGCATCAAGGCAACATCAAGCAGTTTTTAGAAGAGAACCCAACCTTGCTACCACCGGGAATTAATGTGGACAGTGAGTATTCAGTAACTATCAGGAGGAAGTAATGCAAGATGCTCAATTCGTACCCATCGAAGATGTAGGAAAAAAGTTTTCAGTATCACTATCAACCGTGCGTTCTTGGTTACGCCTAGGGTTTATCCCTAAGAGTACGTACATTAAAGTTGGTAACACTTATCGGTTTGACGTTGATGCAGTGGTAAAGGCGTTGACTGCGCAACCCGATGATGCAGTAGTAGTTAAAGAAGCAGTTTTCAAACCGGACGAAGAGGTAGTAGAATCTCCAGTCCAGCTTGAGTTAAATTTTAATCCCGACGAAGACCTATAAGGAGAATTACAAATGTCATCAATGACACTGTTTGGCGGTAAGAAGTCTGATCTACTCAGCGGAATCGAAGATAGCCTAACCAACACCCTCGCAGGAAATGGCGGTGTAAAAAGCAATCGTCGCATCTCAATTAAGGGTGGCGTGTTTCGTGAAACGATTGGCGGTAAAGAATATCGTGTAAGCGAAGAGCGAGCGATGAATGTCGTGCTTGTTAACGCAGCACCTATCAGCCGTATGTACTATGCCGGAAGCTACGTGGAAGGCGAGGCTGTTAAGCCGATGTGCTGGTCATCGAATACACAAACACCCGATGCGGCAGTACCACAAGATAATCGTCAGGCGCAGCGCTGTATGGACTGCAAACAGAACATCAAAGGTTCTGGTCAAGGCGAAGGTCGTGCTTGCCGTTTTCAACAACGTATTGCTGTGCAGCTTGAAGGCGAGTTGGATAAGCGTGAAGTGTATCAAGTTGCTTTGCCCGGAACTTCTATCTTTGGTGATGGGGAGAAAGGTAAGATGCCATTGCAAGCATACGGTCGCCACTTGGCAGCGCATAGCACAAACGCAATCGGTATCGTTACAGAGATGCGCTTTGATACGTCAAGCCCTACACCGAAGCTTGTGTTTAAACCTGTCCGTGCCTTGGATGATGCAGAACTTGCAATAGCATTAGAGATGCGCACTCATGCAGACACACTCAAAGCTATCACGCTTAACGTAGCACAGGTGGACGGTGTAACCGATGCACCGAAAGCGAAGGAAGAGTTGTTCGAGAAGCCCCCTGCAAAGTTGGAAGCACCGAAAGCTGCTCCTGAAGAAGAGGTTATCGAAGAGCCCAAGAAAGTAGTGAAGAAGTCTGCTGCACCTACAGAAGACAAGGCCGAGTTAGCTGACATCGTTGGCGATTGGGACGACTAAGTAGTTAGTTGTTAGGGGGAAAGTGGGGTCATACCCACGAGTACCCTCCTTTTCTTATGTAGTGCAGGGGCGGCTATGAGACCAGAAGAATTTTTACAAGCAATACTAGGGGATCAAGGGAAATGTTGCATAATCGGTATCAAGAATAAAGACGAGCTTACCGATTCGGACGAAAGACCAGAGCAATTATTTTTTGACAACCCAGATGATGCAGTTGCGGCTGCATTCGATTTAGATAGTAAAGGTATCAATGCTTTTTTTGCTGTGTCTACATTTAAGACAGGCAAGACTCGTGCTGCGTTTAACGTCGAGCAGATTAAATCTTTCTTCTTAGACATTGATTGCGGCCCGACTAAAGATTACCCGACTCAGTTGGAAGGGTTGAAAGCGCTACGCACGTTCTGTAAAAGTATGCGGCTGCCTAAGCCTATGGTTGTTAACTCAGGTCGTGGGTTGCATGTTTACTGGCTATTGGACGAGCCTGTTTCCAGAGAAGTGTGGAAGCCGGTAGCTGACAGGTTTAAAGAAGTATGTCGTGAAGAGGGTATACACGTTGACATGGCAGTGCCTGCTGACCCTGCGCGTGTGTTGCGGGTGTTAGGTACGCACAACCATAAAGACAAACCAGATTCTAAGCTCGTATCGTTAATCGGAGAAGTCCCACCGACCGTTAGTTTCGGTACTTTTAAAGCGTTGTTGGGTGAGGGTGTATTTAAGAAAGACTATACCCCCAGTGAGCCAGACCCAATGATGATGGCGCTGGCAGGTAACTACCAGAGCCGCTTTAAGACCATTATGATGAAGACGATTAAGGGAGAAGGCTGTGCGCAGCTAAAAGATATTGTGATGAACCAAGCCACAATGTCAGAGCCGCAGTGGAGAGCGGGGTTATCTATTGCTGCACATTGTGTTGACCGTGATAAGGCGATCCACCGCATATCAGAGAAGTACCCAGAGTATTCAGCAGAAGCTACCGAGCAAAAGGTGCGGGGTATAAAAGGCCCTTATCTCTGCGCACGGTTTAACGAGTACAACCCCGGAGTATGCACATCATGCACACACTGGAACAAGATCAAGTCCCCTATTACGTTAGGGCGCGAAGTAACTGAGATTTCCGAAGAGAACCGGATAGTCTTAGAGCCGGTGGTTGGTACACCGCATGTAATTAAGCAATACGAGATACCTAAGAAGTTTCCTGAACCTTATGGATGTGCCGGTAACGGAGGTATATATAAAAAACAGAAAGACGCTGATGGTGTAGAAGACCAAGTGATTATTTATCACAACCCGATATACGTAGTTAAAAATATTAAAGACCCTGAGTTGGGTGCGTCAGCGGTTATGCGCTTACATCTTCCCAAGGATGGGGTACAAGAATTTACAATCCCGCTCTCCGCTATATCTTCCAAGGATGAGTTCCGCAAGTTGATGGCGATGCACGGAGTAGCGGTTATAAAAATAGATGACTTAATGGTGTATACAATGAAATGGGTAAATATGTTACAGATGGAAGTTCCCTCCGAGCAAGCAAAGCGGCAGTTTGGCTGGACAGATGAGGCATGTACCTCATTCGTTCTTGGGGGTGTAGAAATATTTAAAGATAATGTGGCGATGAATCCCCCTGCGGGTAATACTGCGGGGCTGTTCCCTGCGTTTGAGCCTCGTGGTACGTTAGAAGGGTGGAAAGAGGCGATCAACTTTTACAACCGCCCCGGTTTTGAGCTGCATCAATTTATTGTAGGTACATCATTTGGTTCACCCCTGATGCAATTCTTACCTATTAATGGTGCGATATTTCACGTACATAGTCCTGACACTGGGTTAGGTAAGACAACCGCTATGAACGCAGGAGCCTCGATATGGGGTGATCCCGGCGTATTAGTATTAGAGCAAGGCGACACCCCCAACTCAAAGATGAACCGTGCAGAGACATATAAGAACTTGCCACTGTACATGGATGAGATGACTAATACCGAACCGAAAGTACTGAGCGATATGGCGTACCAAATACCCAACGGTGTGCAACGAAATCGGTTAAGTTCAAAAGGTAACGTCGAGCGGTTCCGTGGAGTGCCTTGGAAGTTTATCTGCGTGACTACGGGTAACACGAGTATGGTTGAGCGTATTAGTCTATACAAGGCTTTACCAAAAGCTGAAGCGCAACGTATTCTTGAGCATCGTGCCAAAATCGTACTCAATCTGTCCAAAGAAGAGACCGATTTGTTCACCCGAAACTTAGAGGCCAACAGTGGACACGCAGGGGTAATCTATATTCAATATGTCTTGAATAACCTCGAAGCTGTTAAAGAGATCCTTGATGTGACACAGCGCAAGATAGACGCAGCCGCTGGCTTGACAATGGAAAACCGATTCTGGTCAGCACTAGCATCACGTACGATTGCAGGACTAATTATTGCTAAACGCGCGGGGTTGATTGACTACGACATCGCGCCCATTGCTAACTGGATTGTAAAAGTCTTACAGAGCGCACGGACGGATAGCAGCACTATGGGTGGCGACGTTGAGGGTATCATCACCGACTACCTTGCAACAAACTACAACAACATCCTGCGTATTAAGAGCACCGATGATGCGCGTAAACTAGATGGTACAGGGCTTGAAACTATCCTTAACCCCATTGCAACACCGAGACTATCGTTGGTTGGGCGCTACGAGTACGACGTACATAAGTTGTACTTACTGCCAAACCCACTAAAAGAATGGTGCGGTAAACAGCAGATTAACTACGCAGGGTTGGTTGAGGGGCTAGAGAAGGGTCGGGCTAAAGCACACAAAGGTAAGCAGCGTCTTGGTAAGGGTACACACGTAAACCTACCCCCTGTTTCAGTGCTTGTACTTGATTGCTCGGAGTTCTTAAAAGATGATGTACAAGAAAAGTTCTCAAGCACTGCCGCAGGCCAATAAGAACAGGGTACAGAAGACTGACCTATCCCCCGATGGTATACGCATCCTGATCGAATGGGAAAAGCTAACTATCGGGGCTTCTATATTTGTACCGGCTATTGATA